GGAACCTACAGTAGTTTCTTTGGTGATGATTTAATCCTATTTCTTGAAAATCTTGCTCGCATTACTTTGAAACCAATAGAACAAATCTTAAAAGATTATGATTATGTACTGCCTGATTCTACCCATGCTTGGCGCGTAATCAAAGAACTACGGAAATATAAGCAAGAGGAAGGCTTATTTGATTTCACTGATATGATAGAGGAGTTTGTAAAGCTCGATGATCCACCACAACTAGAGGTGTTAGCGATAGATGAAGGACAAGATCTCAGTGAACTCCAATGGCTCATGGTCAACCAACTTGCCAGACACGTTAAGCGTTTCTATACCGCAGGAGATGATGACCAAACTATATTCACATGGGCAGGTGCATCAGAACGCTTCATTCATATGGCAGGTCCAGTGCAGCACCTCCGGCAAAGCTATCGGGTTCCACGTAAGGTCCATCATCTCGCCAATCGGATTATCTCCCAGATATATGACCGACGCGAAAAAGAGTGGGATCCAAGAGATGCCTTAGGATCTTATAAGACTATAGAAGGTATATCTCAATTAGATCCAGGTCAGTGTGATCCAGACTGTGGTAGCGTGATGATGTTGGGACGCACAGTAAAATCACTGAAGCAGAAATTTATTCCATATTGCAGGTATCATGGACTCCTTTATCGTTACTTTGAAAATCCAAGCATCAAGCCTACGCAAGCGATTGCAATTGACGCGTGGAACCAACTCCAACAGGGCTTCCGCATTCCGGCAGATGATGCTGTCCGTATCTATGATCTATTACCATCGGAGGGTCATAAGAAAAAGAAGGGGCTAGTGAGAAAGGGATTTAAGGTTCAACTTAACCGGATGGCAGATCAGCCCGAGCCACCGAAACTCTGTCTACATGAACTTAGGAATGACTATGGCTTATTGGCAGAGGGAGGATGGAAGGATGTTTTTACCGAGATTGAGCCTAAAGATGTTGAGTACATCCAAAAAGTTCTCGACAATGGGTACAGTATATTGGATAAGCCTCACATTCATATATCCACTATCCATCGTGTCAAGGGAGGACAAGCTAATACGGTCGTATTACTTTCTGATGCTTCTAAAGCGATCGACCGAATGGCTTCCACGAATCAAGATGAAGAAACACGAGTGCTTTATACAGGGATTACAAGGACCTATGAGGACTTAATCGTGGTGCAATCAGATAAGAGGCATTACTATGGTCAGCTCTTCGACTAAGGAGCAAAAATGAGCATTGCTGATATACAAAACCCGGTAGAGAAGTTTGTTGCGTTTATCGCAGAACGTGAAGCTGTACGGATTCGCAGGTTTGTTATGGAGAAACCTTATCCATGGACTGATGACCTTATTTTACAGGAGTATAGATTCACAAACATACATAGGGAAGACGATGCTGTATCGCAACATTATCAAAAGACAATTCGCAATCGTTATGGTGGTAGTCCTCTTGTTCTACCAGCCACAGTGGCTTATAGATGGTTCAACCGCATATCAACATGTGATGCTCTATTTAATGAACCTCATCTTAATAATTTATCAATCTTCGAGCAATATATAGATACTGGTGATGAAGAAATATTATTGGAGTGCTTAAGAATGCTTCCAACGCCTCATGTGACCGGGGCATTTATTATCACCGGTAAACCAGGATATTCCAAAGGGGAAGGTGTGATCCAGTACATACATGAATGGTGTCAAAAACCTTGGCAGAGTTTTTGGGATGGATCTAAGATACATCCACCAGTATTATCAGAATTATATGAGTGGATTAGTTCACCAGGACTCGGCAGCTTCATGCGAGGACAAATTATTGCTGATCTTAAGTATGTGCCCTTCATGCAGAATGTAGCGGACTGGTGGACATGGGCAACTCCCGGACCAGGAAGTTTAAAAGGTTTGAACTTCGTACACAATCGTCCTATGATGAGTCCTTATTCTAAAGGACAATGGTTAGGAGAGCTTATAGATCTAAGCAATATCGTAACACCCTTATTAAAGGGATATGGGATGGAACGACTGCACAACCAGGATCTACAAAACTGTTTATGTGAGTTCTCGAAGTACATGAAGGTAGCAACCGGTCAAGGTCGCCCTCGTCAAGTCTTCAAAAATCGGGCTGCATGATGATAAAACTAGACATCGAGAACTCAGAGCCAACTGACGAGTACATCATAAAACAAACACCGAGTGAATATGCTTGCATTTCAAACTTCCTCTCTGGTGCAAAGGTGCTTGATATCGGTGCTCATATTGGTTGCTTCAGCGTAATGGCTCTGAATCTAGGCGCAACTCAAGTTGTCAGTGTTGAACCTATCCCTGTCTCCGCCGAACATCTTCGTAAGAATTTACAATTCGCAAAGGATCGTAGCATCATTATCGAGGCCGCAGCGGTAGGTGGAGATAAAGAGACAGTTACATTGCGCTGGCTCAATACGACTTGGCGTTCTCGACCACCAAAGGACAATCGTACACATTGGCGCGGACGTGACTATCAATTTGCTACCGTGAAGACAGTTCGGTTTAAAGATCTCTTAAATGAGTACAAGCCCAATGTAATCAAGATGGACTGCGAAGGTGCTGAGTATGGTATGCTTGAATCTATCACTATGATGCCAGAATGTGTCAATACGTTCACGGCTGAGTGGCATGATTTTGCTCCCAATGCATATAGCCGTTATGATGAATGCATTAATCGTTTACGGGCCTGGGGGTTTACAACTGATAGTAAAGTTCAAACAGTATTCAACTCTTGGGGTGGGTTCATTCGTCCTATCGCATGGAGAAGACCATGTTGATTGTCATCCCGAGTCGCGGTAGGCCAGAATGGAAAAAGCAGGTGACCCTGCGCAATTTTATAGAAATGCGATCGAAGCGACATGTTGTGTTGTGCATCCCTGAGGAGGGAGGAAGAAGATATAGAAATAACGTCCTCTCAACAATAGGGGAGCGTATAAAATTATCAGTTGAGTATGTACCTGGAATTCATGACGGTATTTCACCCACACGAAAGTGGATACTGACTGAGCTGGCAGCGAAGTATCAAGAACAATACATCCTAATGTTGGATGATGATATGGACTTCTGTTACAGACCCAATATGGCTGATCCTGCTCTTGAAACAATCAAGGATCCAATGCGATTTGAAGCTATGATTGAACTATTGCAACAATGGTTATCGATAGATGGGTTTATTCATGTAGGGTTAGCTGCACGTCAAGGTAGCAATCATTTTCTAGGTCCAGAAACCTACCGTGATGTCGCACGCATGATGAATGCCTATGCTTATGATACACATGCATTGAAAAAATTAGGTGTAGAACTTGGCCGCATCCCGGTTATGGAGGATTTTGATCTAACACTACAGTTATTGAAAAAGGGTTATCCAAATCGTGTATCATATCAATACGTTTGGAACCAGAGGGGTAGTGGTGCGGAAGGAGGATGCAGTAGTTATCGCACTGCTGAAATGCAGACAATGGCTGCTCAGCAACTTCAGAAATATCATCCTGGATATGTAACGATTATAACCAAGACGGCTGGTACAGTGTGGAAAGGTATGGAGGAGCGTGAGGACGTAACTATTCAGTGGCAAAAAGCTTGGGAGGATGGGAAAAATGTACGTAATTCTAGCGAAGAACGTGAGGGACGCACTTCCCAAAGCAATGAACTACATAATGAAATCAACAAGGAGATATGAAAAAACTCGTAATGGGGAAGCGCTTGTCGCACCTTCCCCGGTAACTATTCGCTACGACTTTCCAAAACAACACGTCCTTATCAGTCCGATTAGGGATGCTAACCCATTCTTTCATCTTATGGAAGCTATGTGGATGCTTGCCGGTAGAAATGATGGGGCATTTCTTGATCACTATGTTAAAGATTTTAGTAAGACATTTGGTGTTAATGGAGTGATACCTGATGCATATGGTAGAAGATGGAGACATGGTCTTAAACACGATCAACTACATTATATCATTTCTATGCTAAAGGATAAACCGGATACTCGACAAGCCGTACTCCAAATGTGGGGAGCTGGTAAAGAAGATTTATTTGAAGGCGATATAAAGCCTTGCAATCTCGTAGCTACTTTCCGTATCCGTGGTATGATGTTAGATATGACTGTATTCAATCGGTCTAATGATTTGATATGGGGAAGCTGTGGTGCTAACGCAGTTCATTTCCCAATCATGCAGGAGTATGTAGCAAGTATGATTGGCTTGAATATAGGAAAATATTGGCAGATATCTACTAATTTGCATCTTTATAAAAAACATGTGACAATGTTAGTGGATCGAACTAGAAATGTAGAAAGTGATTTACTGCCTTCACTCTTAAGAACAAATGGTTATGAATCAACGTTACCATTGGTACAGTATCCAATATCATTTGACAATGAAATACAGGAAGTTGTGGAAATGATAGAAGATATTAATAATGACAAAGAAATTTATGAAGGTAATCTATCCCAACCGTTTTTGAAAAATGTGGTTCTACCCATGGCTAAAGCACATCGATACTATAAAACTAGAGCCATAGCTGAGGCCGTTGTAGAGATAGAAAAAGTAATAGCTGAAGACTGGCAAAAGGCGGGGCGAGAATGGATACTACGGCGAACATCCGTACTAGCAACGGAGAAAGCACATGATTGACCGGCATAATATCTATAGTTCTCGATATCTAGCCGGTTGTGTCAAACGCTATCACACATGGCCGATGATACAAGAACAGACGGTTGGTCATCATTGCTGGCGCGTCGCTTGTATATTCACAGAAGTGTTTGGACTCCCTCGTGCAGAAGTACTCTACTATTGTTTACATCATGATAGCGGGGAATTGTGGGCTGGAGATACTCCCTATAGTATTAAGAAACAAATCCCAGAGTTAAAGGAAGGAATGGAAAAAGCAGAATCCATCGGTTTGAGGCAACTTGAACTCAAGCTTCCAGAGCTAACTAAAGTGGAAAGAATTCAAGTAAAAATATGTGACCTTTTGGAGATGCACGAAACAGGTGAACATGAGATGAACCTCGGCAACAAATACGCGGAGGCTATAGTAAAGGATACAATGTATGAGGCTCAACGCTTAGCGAATGAAGCATGTATGTCACCGCATGTTAATCAATGGCTCAGGAACAGAGGGAGCACCATATGATGTCCGCTAATGATGAAAGAGTTCCATCCCACTATGCAAATCAGTACCAGCATTGGGATCTTTGTATTAGCATCCCTCTTGGTTACTTAGAGGGCTGTTCAACCAAGTACGTCGCACGATGGCGTAAGAAAGGTGGGTTGGGTGATCTTCATAAAGCTATGCATTACCTTGATAAACTAATAGAAACCTATCCATATAATCCTGTGCGAAAACTAATACGGAGCGAGATTCAATATGAAGTAAGCCGCTTCGCGGCTGCAAATCATTTGAGTATAGTAGAAGAAGAATTTATTTTCTTGCTTAGTTCTTACAAGACTGAGGATGATCTTAGAACTGCACGGCTGGTATTGGAAGATATTATTGACCTAGCCCATGAACCTAACGATCCACCTGAAGAACCTAATCGTCCCGGCACACCTGAAGATGGAGGCCACCATGCTGCTGGACAAGCTGATCCCGAGAAACTGGAGACAAAGTAAGCGGACTAGAGATCCGTTTACAGGGGATGTAAAGATTGCTCGGAATTCATCTTTGCGTAAGCTGGCGCGAGCCATGCGACGAGGAAAAATGCCGCAAGAGCGACAGTTTATTATAGATCAAGCTATGAAGACTGCGCATAGAAGGTGGGGCCTTGGTAAGGGTAGCTGACACCCCTGTTAGTGGCACTACAACGACACTACAAAGGCGTCTGCAGCATCTTTAAACAGGTATTATGTCATGGCAGCGCGCAAGCCACCGTCATTTGATCAGCTTCCACTCTTTGTGCCTAATAGTTCTTGGACTCCTCCAACGTGCCTGCCTGACTTATCACGGGAGGTAGAAGTTGCAATCGATACTGAAACTCGCGATGACATGTTGGCCCAAGATAAGGGGCCAGGATTTTATGCTTATGAAAGAACTAACCCGAATACGGGGTTCATGTGTGGTATATCAGTGGCCTGGAGGGATCAAGCTATCTATATACCGCTACGTCACTATGCGGAAACTTCTTGTTTTGACTATAATCTTATCAGACGGTGGCTCACAAGTCTTGCTAAACAAGACCATACCAGATTTATATTCCACAATTTCGGATACGATTGGGGCTGGATTCAAGCAGTATTTGACATACAGCCTCCTACTTTAATAGATGATACAATGGCTATGGCGAGCATAGTCAATGAAAATCTACCCTCCTTTAGGTTAGAAGATCTTTGTCAATGGCAGGGGCTTCCTGGTAAAGATGAAAGTCTTTTGATAGAGGCAGCAGCGCTCTATAAAGTTAGACCAGAAGATGTTAAGAAATATATCTGGCGATTAGGTAGTAAATTCGTTGGTCCATATGCAGAGCAGGATGCCAGAAGCCCATTGTATCTTGCCCAAAAGCTACGTCCTTTACTGGCTGATGAAAATTTAGAGGTAGCATACCAAGTTGAGCGTGATCTTTTGCCAATTACTTTGAAAATGAAACAACGTGGTATTCGTGTAGATACATTAAAGGCTGAAGAGTTCTCCACCAAGATTTTACAAAAATGTGATGATGACTTATTTGATCTTAGCAAATCTGTTGGCGAAAAAGTTACAATCAAACATCTAAGACAAAATCGTTGGTTGAGTGAGCAATATCAAAAATATGGTTTAGGTGAACCTCCAAGAACTGAAAAAGGAGCAGATAGCTTTCAAAAGAGCTACATGGCAAATCATCAACACTGGTTTCCACGTTCAGCACATAAGATCAAACATCAATGGGACTTGGCTGAAAAGTTCTTGCAGAAGTTTATTTTGAAGTATGCCCTCAATGGAAGAATCTATGCTACGGTTAATCAATTTCGTAGTGAATGGGGCGGAGCACGTAGTCACAGATTTAGTTATTCTGATCCTCCACTACAACAGATGCCTAGCCGGGATGATGAGTACGCTCCACTAATTCGCTCGTGCTTTGTACCAGAGGACGGGGAATTCTGGTGTAGCATTGATTATAAGCAACAAGAATATAGGCTCATCGTTTTCGTAGCTGAGCTAGTAAGAGCACGCGGGGCTAAGAAAGCTGCTGATAGGTATCGTAATGATCCTGATACGGATTTCCATGACTACGTTGCCCAGATCACCCGGTGTGAGCGACGCCGTGCCAAGGATACCAATTTTGCCAAGGCTTATGGAGCAGGAGTAGCGAAGTTTGCCTTGATGACTGGTTTAGGTGAGGAAGAAGCCAGAGAAGTCTTTG